GCCACCAAGGCCGCCGACTCGGCCGGCACGCTCATCGAGACCTGGGCGACGGTCGCCTCGAACTGGTGGGCCGACATCCAGCCGGTCCGCGCGCGCGAGTACGTGCAGGGCAACCAGGTGCAGAGCGACATCACGCACACCGTGCAGATGCGCTACTTCGCGGGCTTCACCGCGCGCCATCGGATCGTGTGGGCCGGCCGCGTGTTCAACGTCGTGGGCAAGCCCATCAACGTCGGCGAGCGCAACCGCTGGCACGAGTTCACCGCCATCGAGGCGACAGCCTGATGCCCCGCTTCATCGACATCTCGCAGCTCGGGGACGCGCGCCTGCAGAAGAAGCTGGACAGGCTCGACAAGCGGGTGCAGAAGGCCATCGTGCGGCGCGGGCTGCGCAAGGCGGCAAAGGAGGTGCTCGAGTCCGCGCGCGCCAACGTCGCCGTCGATACGGGCGCGCTGCGCGACGGGCTGACCGTCCGCGCGGTGAAGACGAAGCGGGGCGTGTTCGGCCTGCAGGTGGCGACCCCCACTCGCGCCGAGCTCGGCATCGACGCCGAGGCGAAGGGCTTCTATCCCGCGGTGCTCGAGTACGGCTCTGAGAACCACCCGGCGCGGCCCTACCTGCGGCCGGCGCTGGACGAGAACCGCGAAAAGGCGCGCGCCACCATCGCGGAGTCCATCCGCGCCGAGCTGGACGCCGCGACGTCGTGACGCCGGTCCAGGGGATCGTCGCCAAGCTGCTCGCCACCGCGGGCGTGACCGCGTTCGTCGCACAGCGCATCCGGACCACCCAGGCGGACGAGACCGACACGCTGCCCTACGTGCTGCTGTTCATCGTCTCCGATGGCAGCGAGTACCACATGGCCGGTGAGACCGGTCTCGCGCGCTGCCGTCTGCAGGTGGACTGCTGGGGCGCCAGCCCGCTCGAGGCGCTGGACGTCTCCGAAGCCGTGCGCGCCGCGCTCTCCGGCTTCCGCGGCCTGGCCGGCACCGTCCAGATCCGGCGCTGTCACCGCATCGACCGCAACGGCCCGGAGCTTTTCGGCCCGGTGAACGCGAGCCAGAAGGGCAAGTACCGCGTCCGCATGGACTTCTCCATCGACTACCACGAATCGGTCTAGGGCCGATCCACCGCCGCCGCGCGCGGCACTTCCAGGAGCTTCATCATGGCAGCGACCGACGTCGGTACCGGCAGTTCGATCACCTTTCAGACGGGCCTGTTCGCCGAGATCATCAACATGGACATCGACGGCGTCGAGGTGCCGGTGATCGACGCTAAGCACATGGCGGGCAGCGACACGGCGAAGAAGATCTTCGGCCGGCTGCTGGAGCCGCCGCAGCTCACCGTCGAGATCAACCTCAACACCGACAAGGACTGGAAGGCGGTGCTGAAGGCGGTGCCAGAGACCATCACCATCACGTTCCCGACGCCCGCCGGCGGCAGCTCGGGAGCCACGTGGGTGTTCACGGGCAAGGCCGTCAGCTTCTCGGCGAACGTGCCGGTCGAGGACAAGATGACCGGCACCTACGTCATCCAGGCCACCACGCTGCCGGTGTTCACGGCCTCGGCGTGATCCTGGGCGCCAATGGCCGGCCGCTGGAGCCCGCGCGGCCATCGCCTACCGTCCACAACCGGGCCGGAGACTGGGAGGGCAATACCTTGCTCATCGAACTGATCAAGCCCTGGCTGAATTACCAGCCGGGCGACCGCGTCGAGGCGGCGCCGAACGAAGGGGAATGGCTGGTGCGCACCGGCCGCGGGAAGGAGGTCGAGGCCGATGCCGCTGACGAAGCCGAAGCGGAGTAAGGTCGAGGGCCTGGACGCCGATCTGTACGTGCGCGAGCTCTCCACCCGCGAGCGGCTGGAGGTCGCAGACCTCTTCATCGATCTCGACAAGAAGCCGCCCCGCGAGCAGATGCAGACGGTGGCCGGGATCTGCGTCATGGCCTGCTGCGACGAGCAGGGTGACCCGGTGTTCGAGTCCCCCGACCAGGCCCTCGACGAGCCGTTCTCCACGCTGGAGGCCTGCGTCGAGGCCGTCTTCGTCATGCAGGGGCTGCAAGCACCCCCAAAAGCCTAGAGTCGCGCCCGCACCTGCGGTTCGCCTACCGCCTGGCGCTCGCGCTCGGCGAGCCGGTTCCCGAGCGCATGCTCGAGGACATGCCCGCCGAGACCTACTGGCGGTGGCTCGAGTTCGATGAACTGGAGCCGTTCGGCGCGCAGCGCGACGACGTGCGCTCGGCCATCCTGGGTGCGTCGGTCTGCAACATGCTCAAGGGCAAGCGCGGCCGCGCCTTCAAGCTCGCCGACTTCATGCCTGACTTCCGACGGAAGAAGGCCCAGACCCCAGATCAGATGCACGCCGTGATGCAGCAGTTCGCGGCCATGTTCGAGGCCTTCCATGGCGATCATTGACCAGCTGTCTGTCTCGCTCGTGGCGCGCACCACGCAGTGGTCGAAGGGGCTGTCGCGTGCGCAGAAGGACCTGTCCCGGTTCGCGCGGCACGTCACGGCGACGGCCACCGGCGTGTCCGGCATGGCCACCGCGCTGCTCGGCGTCGGGACCATCGGCGGGCTTGGGGCGCTGGTGAAGCAGCAGGCCGACCTCATCGAGACGTCCGGGGCTTTCGCGGGGCGGCTGCGCACCAGCACGGAGGAGCTCGTGGCCTTCCGCTATGCCGCGGTCCAGAGCGAGGTGGACGCCGGCGCGTTCGACATGGCGCTCACGCAGCTGGTGAAGCGCACGGAGGAGGCCGCGCGCGGCACGGGCACCGCCGGCGATGCGCTGCGCGACCTTGGCATCGACGCTCAGGCCTTCTCGCAGATGCCGCTCGCCGACCAGCTGCTGCTGCTCGCCCAGCGCTTCTCGCAGATGGCCGACGCCGGCCGCGCGACGAAGGACGTCATGGACCTGATGGGCCGCGGCGGCGCGCCGATGCTCCAGTTCTTCAGCCAAGGGCCGGACGCCATCAAGGCGATGACCGATCGCGCCCGGCAGCTCGGGCTCCTGTTCTCCAACGTCGACGCGGCCAAGGTCGATGAGGCGAACGATGCGCTGGCCGACCTGAGCTTCCTCGCCCAAGGCGCGGCGCGCTCTGTCGCCATCGCGCTCGCGCCGACCATCGAGGGCTTGGCCAATCACCTGATCGATGCCTCCGGTGGCGGGAAGACGCTGGGCGACGCCATCGTGGATGCCATGACCCGCGCGGCCATCTCGCTCACCAAGGTGGCCGACCTGGTCTCGCTCCTGAAGGGCGAGTGGTACGGCTTCCAGGGCATCGTGCTGATGGTGTCTGACCTGGTGGTGCAGGCCTTCCAGAAGATGGGCGCCGGCATCGACTGGCTGCTGAAGAAGATCCCCGGCTCGAGCTTCTTCCTCACGCCCGACAACCAGCGCCAGTTCAACCAGGAGCAGGACTTCCTGAAGGGCCTGTCGGGGCGTCTCAGCGACGCGGCGATGGCGGCGTTCGAGAAGTCCGGCAAGACCCTCACCGACTTCGCTGGCGGGGTGCAGAGCAAGGCCCTGCAGGATCTTTTCGCGTCGCTGCGCGCCGCCGGAGAGAACACCCCGGGCGCGCCGAAGCGAACGTTCGACGGCGGGCTCCCTGAGCGTACGCTCGGCAAGCTAAAGTCCGACCCGTTCGCCGCGCGCGCCGTCAGCCTGCGGGACACCTTCGTCGGGTCGCTGGCTGGCCAGGGGAGCAAGCGGCAGACGGTCCACGACCCGCAGCTGATGCAGACCAACGAGCTGTTGCGCGCCATCAAGCGCGAGATGAAGGGCCCCGTGGCGCTATGACCATCACCCGCAATCTCATCGACGGCGCCTCGCTGACCGAGAGTGCGACGGGCTACGCGCTCACGGTCGTCTACGTGCTCGAGAACGTCTCGGGCAACGGCGACCAGCAGCAGTTCAATGCCCTGCAGGACGCGCGCGTGCCGCGCATCGGCGACGGGCACCCTGTCATCCCCGGGATCCAGGTCACCGAGCGCAGCGCGGAGCCCGTGGACGACACGGTGATGCGGGTGACGGTCCAGTACGGCGTCGCCGACGCGGCCGACACGCCCGCCTACGAGCTCGGCCAGGCCTCAGGCCCCCAGGGCACGATTTCGATCTCGTCGGCCGTCGTGACCGAGCAGACGCAGTTCGACGTCGGGGGCCGCCCGCTGAAGGTCTCGTACACCGGGAAGCTCACCGACGACGAGGGCAATCCCGTCGAGGTGAAAGGCGAAGAGCAGGTGGCGACGGTCGAGATCCAGCGGCCCGAGACCATCATCACCTTCACGCGGCGCGAGCGCGGCTCGCCGCTGTTCTTCGCGACCGACGCCGTCGGCAGCGTCAACGTCACGGACATCGGGCGCTTCCGAGCCGGCACGCTGCTTCTGACCCGCATCGAGGCCGATTCGGACGACAACGGGATCACGTTCACCGTCGTCTACGAGTTCCAGTACCGACCGGTGGGGTGGACTGTCACCGTCGTGTTCGTCGATCCCCAGACCGATCGGCCTCCCGTCGACGTCGAGCGCAATGGGCTGGGGTCGAGCCTCACCGGTGTGGCCAACGGAGTCGCCGGCTACGAGGTCTATCCCACCTACGACTTCGGCGCTTTTCGGCTGCCCTTCTGATGGGTCGCGGCAGCGCGCGCACCCCGAAGAGCTGGCGGCGCGGCCAGTCGCTGACCGCGAAGCGGCTGGACGAGCCTGGCGCTGCGCTCCGGCAGATCCTTCGCGGCGTCGCCTCGCCCCGTCAGATCGACCCCGCCGGCGCGTCGCTCGCGTCCGAGGTTCGGCGCTTCAAGATCACCGAGGTCGCGCACGACTACCTTCAGTGCGTCACCTGGGATGGCGTCACCGAGGGCGCCGTGACCTACGTCGCGAAGCCCTTCCTGCTGCGCGCATCCGCGCTCGAGCGCGAGTTCAGCGGCGGCACACTCGAGTTCAGCAACATCACCACCAGCGGCGGCGAGCGCACCGCGACGCTCGGTGCCACGGTGGAGAACCAGGTGGTGGTGCCCGAGTACTTCGCCGGCGATGAGATCACCGCCATCCGGAACGTGAAGGGCAAGACGGGCGTGACCCGCGAGGAGGCGGGCGAGACGAAGGACATCGAGTGGCTGGACTTGAACCTGGACGCGCGCGCCTGGGCGAAGGAAGCCTGATGCCGCCTCCGGCCACGATGCAGTCGTTCGACGCGAGCGCGCTGGGCGCCTTCATCGAGTCTGCCGCGCACGCGCGCGGCCAGGCCGCTACAAGCTCGGCGCTGGTGTTCGTGGGCGGCTTCACGACGTGGGGCGGCGTCCCGCGAGAAAACGTCGCCGTCTATGACCCGGCCACCTCGAGCTACCTGCCGGACTCCACCTTTGGGATCGACCCTTTCGGCCCGAGCTTCTCGCCGAAGTGCGCCGCGGTGTACGGAGGGAAGCTCTACCTCGGCGCCACCAACGGCGACGTGTACCGCCACGACGGTCCCCAGATCTACACCCGCATCTACGACGCGGCGACGGGCCCCTGCCAGGACCTGGTCGAGTGGAACGGCTACCTGGTGATCGGCACGTCTCAGGAATACCCGCAGCTGTGGGACGGCGCCACCATCACGCCACTCGACCTGTCGGCCGATCTGCCTGACACCTTCGGCCTTGTGATCGAAGGCATGGGGGTCGTCGGCTCGCGGCTCTGCATGCTGCTCTGCACGGACGACGGCAGCTTCTTCACCCAGTACGTGGTCTGGACCGACGATGGCGTGAGCTTCTCCTGGCTGCCAACGGCGCCCGGCAGCTTCCCCTATCTCAATTTCGGCTTCGGTGGTCTGCCGTCGACGCGTCGCCGCTGGGTAGAGCGCGACGGCGTCTTCTACTTCTACCGGAACTACTCCCCCGACGGCACCGGTGCGGGCAACAACCTGCAGGGCCAGGTGCAGCGCTTCGACGCCGCTGCCGGCACGCTGGCTGCCTGGAACGCGCCGAACCCGCCGTTCATCACCAACGAGTACCCGCGGTTCGACTACAACGGTTCAACCAGCAACCACCAGGCGAGCGCGGCTGAGATCGGCGGGCGGATAGTCCTGGTCGGCGGGCAGATCCGGTTCTCGAGCAACGGCACGACGTTCGCCGCATGCGATCGCTCTGTCGAACTGCTCGGCACCTACGGCCTCGGCAACAGCATCGGGCAGGTGGGCGGCTTCCTGAGCCAGTCCGCAGAGATCTTCCAGGCCCACACCGATCGCATCTTCGTGGGCTTCCGCGCGTCGGGCACCACCGGGCAGGTGACGCAGCTCGGCGGCGGGCTCATCTCCGGCGGCGCGTCGCTCCGCCTCGCCACTTTCGATGGCAGCACCTGGGCGGCGTGGCCCGAGCAGCCGAACAGCAACGTGAACGGCGTGTTCGAAGTCAGCGCGCTGCCGAGCTAAGAGGACCGCATGGCCACCAAGTACTTCACCGGCGAGGCAGATGCCGTCGCCCAGGTCTCGACGGGCACCATCACGGCGGTCGACGCCACCCCGGCGAACAACACCTTCACCGTGACGATCGGCGGCGTGGCCGTGTCGGTCGCCGGCGTCACCAGCGCGGCCGCCACCGCCGCGGCGCTGGTTGCCGCGCTGAACGCCTCGACGCACCCCTACTTCGCGGCCATCACCTGGTCGGTGCCCTCGGGCGCCAACGTGCGCGGCACGGCCGACGTCGCGGGCGTGCCGTTCACCGCGGTGCTCTCGAAGTCCGGCGCCGGCACCGGCACGGTGACCGACTTCTCGGCCACCACCGCGTGCGCGGGTCCGGAGCACTGGGGCTCGGCGGCCAACTGGAGCGACGGATCTATTCCGGCCAACGCCGACAACGTCATCATCGAGGGCATCTCCGGGAACATCCTGTGGGGCCTCGATCAGAGCGGCGTCACGCTGGCGTCGCTCACCATCCGGAAGACGTTCACGGGCAAGCTCGGGCTGGACGGGCGCACCTTCGCCACCGCGCGCAACGGTGACGGCCCGGACACCACGAAGCAGGAGTACCGCACGGCCTACCTCTACATCGGCTACGACCGGGCCGACATCGGCCAGCACGTGGGCTCAGGCGTGCCCTCCGGCTCCAGCCGCATCAAGCTCCGCAACGCGAAGTCCGGCGCCTCGACGACGGTGGTCCACGACACGGCATCGGCGCCGGCCGAGACCGGCTTCCCGGCGGTGCGGCTGCTCGCCGCGCACGCCAGCGCGGACCTCGTCGTGCGCGGCGCCCCGGCGGGCGTCGGTATCGCGATGGACGAAGCGGGGGAGACTTCCACCGTGGGCGCGGTGTCGATCAGCAACGGCTCGCTCTACATCGGGCCTGGCGTCACGCTGACGTCGCTCTCGCAGTCCGGCGGCTCGTGCACCCTGCAGGCCGCGGCTACGGTCACGGCCGTAGAAGTGACCGGCGGCACGCTGGTCACAGAGGGGAACTTCACCATCACGACGCTGAACGCGAAGGGCGGAAGCGTTTTCCCGAACAACATCAAGTCGGCGGGCAACGCTATCACCACCCTGAACATGGATGGCTCACTGGTCGACGGGCGTCTAAGTCGTGAGGCGCGCACCTGGGATACCGTGAACCCAGACCGGGGCACCCTGATCGTGGACGATGCGGTGGTGACCATCACCACCATGGACGCACCCGCCGGCCTGCGGCAGATGACGGTCACATAGGGCGTCGCGAACCACTGGATATTGGATCGACGCTCGAATATTGGATCGCGTCGGGGGAAGGCCTCGGCAGGCCATTGAATTTGGTGGCCGAGGGTGGAATTGAACCACCGACACAAGGATTTTCAGACCGGTGCCAAGGTTCGCGCAGGGAGTTGAGATCGCTCAATTTTCGGCCTCCTGAAAATACAATATC